TGTTACAGCATTACCAGCAATGGTCAAAGTTTCAACTTGCGCCGTACCAATCTTTGCCGTTGTAATTTGTGCGTCACCAATTTTTGCGCTTGTTATTGCAGCATTTTCAATCTTTGCTGAAGTGATCGCAGCATCTTCAATCTTTGCACCAGTAATCTGAGCATCACCAATCTTTGCAGTAGTGATAGCAGCATTGGCAATCTTGGCATTGGTGATAACCGCATCATCAATCTGAGCAGCAGATGTGATAACACCAGCAGTTGCAAGCAATCCACCAGTAATTGAGTTTGCAGCGATCTTGTCAGTCTGAATCGCTCCAGCCAGGATTTTCTCGGAGGTAATCGCATCGGCAGCGATCTTTCCAGCAGAGATTGCATTTGCAGCGATCTGGTCAGCAGACACAGCACCCGCTGCAATCTTGCCTGTTGTGATGGCGTTAGCAGCGATCTGGTCAGCGCCAATAGCACCTGCTTCAACTTTTGCGGCTGTAATTGCTCCTGTTGCAATCTTTCCTGATGTGATACTGTCCGCAGCAATAGCGTCAGCCGTTACAGCACTTGCCGCAATCTTTGCAGCAGTAATTGAGCCAGCAGCCAGTTTTTCCGTTTCAATTGCCCCCGCAGCAATTTTTGCCGCAACAACAGCACCTGCCTCAATTTTTGCGCTTGTGATGGCATTAGATGCAATCGTGTCAGCAGTTACAGCACCAGCAGCAAGTTTTGCAGTAGATACGCTACCAGCCGCTAATTTTCCAGTACTGATAGCACCATCTGTGATTTGCGTTTCAGTGATTGTTCCTGTGAGCTTAGAAGTGGCAACAGCAGCGATTTGGTCGTTTGTCAGTTGACCAGTAACTTGAGCAGCCGTAACCGATGCAATTTGAGCAGCAGACAAAGTGCCTGAAATATCAGTAGAAGAAACAGCGGCAGTCCACGCAGTGCCTGTGTAACGATACAGCTTGTTATCTGTCGTCAACAGAACAGTACGGCCTTGGAAGTTTCCAGAGGATGGCAGCGCAGCAACAATCTCAACAGGACGCAGTGATTGACTGAATGCCGATGCTGGAAGCGTACCTTCAAGATCAGCCGTATCAACACCACTTGTCCATGCAGAACCTGTATAACGATATATCGTGTTGTCTGTTGTCAGAAATACAAGTTTTGGGCCTGTATAGCCAGAAGGATTTGGCAACTCAGCAACAATCTTGACAGGCTCAATGCCAGCAGCAAATGAAGCCTCATCCACAGAACCAGACGTAATGCTGAAAATGTCATCAGTCCATTCTTCAGCAGTTGCGTCCCAACGATACAACTTGTTTGCTGTTGTGTCGTATTTGATCTGACCGTCAAAGTCACCATTCTCTGGAAGTGTTGCAACAGGCTCAATTCCATAAGCTCCAGCCTCGCTAAACAAGTTCAAGACTTCTTGCGAGAATGAATCAGAATCAACGAACTCAGTTGTAGCAGATACTGCGCTTGAAAAATCAGACTTGTTGCCAGTACGGTCAACAGACTTCAACCAGTAGTAACGAGTGACGTTAATACCAAGTGGCGCATCAACAAAACGTGAGCCACGCAAAACACCAGCAAGTGTCGCAGTGCCAAAGTTGTTTGTCGTGTTGCGATAGACCTCAACATAGTCAAAATCAGAGACCGTTGGATTTATCCAAGTCACCACGATCTGTTTGTAGTCTCCAAATGCAACAATGCTAGAAGGCACATTCGGCGCAGTCTGGTCGCCGTAAGTGATTTCGTTAGAAGTCACAAAAGACGAGCGAACTCCAAGCGTATTGATCGCACGAACACGAACAGCGTACTCAACACCAGCAATCGCAGGGACAACCACATAGTATGGAGTCGTCACAAAGATTGAGTTGTAGTTTGTCTCACCAGAAGTCGTTGCATCAGAGACAGTGCCGTAATCAGCGAATGTGTCAGCACTTCCAGTAATCAAGCCATAGCTCTGTGTTTCTGTTGGACTTGCGGTAATCGTGCCGTAGTCAAAGTTTGAAGCACCACGGATGTACTGGACTTCATACTGATTTACAAACGAGTTTACAGGTGGAGTCCATGTAACAAGCAGGCCAGACTGTGTAGCGCCATCAGGAGACAGCACGTTAGTCGCTGTAATCGTCAGATCAGTGACAGGCCCAACTTGAAAAGCATCAGGCAAGTTTGTATTTGGAGAAGGATCGTAAGCCTGTTCTTCACTGGTTGACCAGTCAAAAACGTCTGTGCTGATTTCTCTCAAATCAAGATCAACGCCTGGAGCTTCATCCAAAGACATTGACATTGCCACAACTTCAAACGGCTTAGATGACCAACCCATGCGGGTGTTGTTCACATAAACAATGTCACCCACGTTGGCTTTAAGACCTTGTAACTTGCAAGGCAAAGTCAGAGTGATCTGTTGACGAGCCTTGAGAAGCTCAATCTTTGACAGACGTTGAGCCATCGTCACCGATGTGGTGAAAGGCAGTGTGATGTTCTTGTAAACAGCCTCACCGTTATCAAGTGCAATAAACGCATCAGAGATTAGTGGAGGGAAGTCAACCGACATATATTTGTCTTGAGCAGAGACAAACACGCCCTTTATACAGTTGAAGTTCTCACGGCGGCTGACAAGAGACTGAACCGTAAATCCTGAACGAAGATCGTCTTCATCAAATGTCAGTGTTGGTGTGTAGTAAGCACCAGCCAGAATGCGCCACTTGCCACTTGTCCAGATAGCCTTGCCAGCCATCGAGGTCAACATTTGATTGATGATGTCTTCAGGCGTTCCAGAAGTCACCAAGGAGCCGTGAAGCTCGTACTTGTTCTCAGTGCCGCCAGCATCAAGAGATACGTTCTCATCACACACGTTAGCCGCAGCAATCAAGGCGGCTTCATCAATCTCATCGGCATAAACACAGCCAAGACCATAACGAGTGTTTGTCAGGTAGTCAGCAATACACAAGGCAGGGTTTGCAGACCAAACAGTTGTCTCTGAGCGAGGGTCATAAACCTTCTTCCCACGAACTTGGAAAGAGAAGTTAGGCATCCCACTTGGGAATTTGTCCTGGTCATACTCAAGGCGAATATAGATTACAGCACGACCACGCAGACGATGGTTTTCTGTCCACAAAGAATCAGACTCTGAAACCAAATCAGTAAAAGCGGTTTGATCGTCAGTGCCAAGTTTTGACTGAATGCGAACCCTGTTGGAGTAAGAGCCAGCAGTTACGTTGCCACTGCCATCAATCGTAACTTCTTCATCGTTTAAGTAGTATTTCTCAATCGCATCAATCTCATGACCAGCAATTGCAACGACAACGTGGAGGTACTTATTGCCTTCTGTGCCCTCCATGTAGACAATGTTTCCACCAACACGAGTGCGACCATAGATGACTTGATGAGGAGATAAAGCTCCTCGGCCAGTAATAGTTGAACCTGAGTTAACCCCACCAGATGAACTCTTGTTCATTGCCTGTGAAACAGCGCCAAGAACAAGAGATGTGGTGAACTGTGTTGCAAAAAATGCTGATGCGCCAGATAGACCAAGCGAGCTAAAAGTTGCACCAGCAACCAAACCTGGAGTTGCAATAAGACCAACGCCAGTAGCGACCAAACCTACAATAATCGCAACTTTTATTGCTTTTGCCATTTATACACTCCATGCGTTTCTGGCAACGCTCATGCTGAAAAGGGTCAATCCGTCTTCAGATACTGCCGCCATTTTAACGCCAACACATATTCCAAGTATGATATTTTCACCGTTCTGGATAGAAACAACATCGCCACGCTTGGCTTGCTTAACGGGCTTTGGGTCGCCCAATTCTATTGTTGCTATGCCTTCTACTCCACCAAACTTTTCAAGCCTTCTAGCGGCCCCTAAAGCGGTTTTGTAGCCCCTATAAGGCTTGCCATGATCTTTCCCAGTCATTGCCTCAACAGCATTGACAGCAAACATACAGCAATCGTTGGCTCCCCACTCAAATGAGCCTACCGATTTCAGAAACTCATTTAGTTTATGTTCCCAGTTTTGATGACGCATCATCCAGGCCCATCTAAAGATGTTGAATTTGATGGTGAATTTATGCTTACAGACGATGGAGGTTTTGGATTAGCCTTGCCCCACGTGATCTGTTTTTCTTGCAAGGATGCAACAAACTCACAACCTAAGTCACCTGCAAAAGCCCTTTGTTGTTCTTCATTGGTGTAACGGCTCTCTCTCGCCCTTTGAAGGTCAATCAAACGTGACTCATAAGACAAGGTAATGGTTGATGTATCTCCACCCTCTTGAATAGAAGGAACATCAAGTTTTCCTTCAAACATCAAAATTGGGTCATCAATCACAACACCAGACGAGTTTAGAAAGCCCATGTGGACTTTGCCAACAGCACCCTGACGGACATCACCCAAGACCAGAGAAATCATGTCTGAAGGGATGCCAGACATACTGACTGTGATGCCTCTTGCGCTGATCTCAGAGCCTTCAGAGACATTAGAGATCGCACCAAGCGTACCAACGCCAGAGTAGGTGTTTGAGTTCCAGGTCAGATCGCCATAGCCAGACCAGACATAAACTGAACCCGAAGCAAACGAGCCTTCAAACAAGATGATCGGCTGGACTTCTGTTGCAGAGATGGCACTTTGTACGCCAGCAGAGATGTCACGGCTCATAACGCCTCCACGCAAGCAAAGGTGATGCCGTAAACACTGGCCTCGTCAATCGAGTATTGCATCTCATTGGATGCCAAGCGCCATTGTCCTTTGGGTGACAAAACAGTGATCTGAGCGTTATCAGACGGGCTTGACCGCAAACTAGGCCAGATTGTCAAACTAGCGTTACCAACCGAGTCAGAGTTAACATCATCCAAGACTTTGTGAAGACGAGTAGCAGAGCCAGACCCCAACTGAATCCAGTCACCAGCCTTCAAGATTCCTGTTGTGCTTGTTGTCCAGCCATCGGTAATCAGCGAATCTCCAGTTTGCGAGCCACCATTAACAAGAGGTGTGCCAGTCCCAACACCACGAGGTGAAGTGTTAGCTGGATCGCCAAGAAGAAACGTCCCATATTGCCCATTCATCTTCAACAAGAAAGAAGCGACTTGTTCTGCCTCATCACGCTTCATAGGAGGCAAAGATACTTCAGCCTCCCACGATTGGCCTTGATGCTTGTAAACCTGCTGTGACAAGGTAAACGGTGACTGAGCAACACCCACAACAGAGCGAGCGCGAATCGTCATTGACCGAATGCCAATGGAAGGGAAAGTTACGGGGTATGAAATCGGCATGATTACCTCATTGCAGCAGCATAACCGCCACCACGCATTTTTGCATCAGCAACAGCAGCTTTAGCAGCACCAGCAATATGAGGCATCAAAGTCATGATCTCAGCACGAACTGTTTGTTGCACTCCAGTTGATACGTTGATATTTTGCACGACAGTAATGCCACCACCTTGCCCCTTTGTGTGGTCAACAACAGTCTCATTAGGATGCAGCATAGCCATGAAGCCACCCTTGCCATCCATACCTCCAGAGCGAGTGCCATCACCAGTGTAGCCACCACCATCAAACGACTGAGCAGCAAGCATTGCTGTTTGCTGACTGCCTGGAGTTGTGCCGTATTGCATTGCGGTAGATAAATTGCCACCAATCAAACCAGCCAGCGGCCCCATGATGCTTTGACGCAATTGGATGCGAATCAAGTCAGCAATGATTGAGTTTGCCATGTCCTTGAAACTCAACTTGCCTGTCTGCACAAAACGCACAAGCGAGTCTTCCATGCCACGCAAAGCACGGGTTGTAGCGTCTTCAGTCAAAGAAGCAAGGTTGCTTACTTCCTCAAAATACTTGCCAACACCAGTGGTGATGCCCTTGAGCAAGTTTGCTTGGTCAGCATTACGTTGAGTTGCGATCTGTCTGACAAGATCAAGTTGCTCTTGATACTTGATGTTTGCAGCAGCAATAGCGTTTGCCTTGCCTTGCTCAGTCAA